AGGCGCGGGGAGCTCGTCGTGGATGATCCGGATGGCCTGCTGCGGCGTCTTCGAGTTCCGCAGCGAGACCTCCAGCGCGGTGATGGTGGAATCCTTCTGCGCGCTGGTCTGGTCGCGCGCCTTGATCGAGTCCTGGGCGCCGTCGATCACCTGCTGCTGCGCTTCGACGATCTTCTGCTTCGCGGCGGCATTGGCTTCGGCTTTAACGCGGGCTTCGCGCTCGAGTATCCAGCCGCGCACGAAGCACGCGCTGAGCGAGAAGACGATCACCGCGCAGAGGAAGATCAGCAGGTCGCGATAGCTGAAGGTGGGTGTGGACTGGATGGTCATGCGGGGTCTCCTGCTGCGGCGAGGAACTGCTGCTCGGTCCAGTGGTTGCGATCGGGGCCCGGGCCCACGCGCGTGCAGTTGGCGGCGGCGGCGTGGAAGTCTGGAGGCGTGGCGGCGAGCGCGGCGAGCAGGTGGCCGAACTCATGCAGGCCAGTGGCGCGGCGCTGGGGCGTGGCGCTGCGGCCGATGCCGAGGTTGAAGGCCATGTCCAGCAGCGCCTGGCGCGCGCGCCAGTGGAAGCTGTCGAAGGCCGGGAACATCGCGCGGAGCTGCGCGAGGAACTCGATGCAGCGCTGATGGAGCAGCGAGCTGATGTCCAGGCTCATCAGCGAGAGCGTGGCGTCACCGTTGCGATAGAAGCGCGGCAGATGCGCGGGCGGCAGCGCCTTCACGCGCGCGAACTCCGCGGCGACGGCCTCCTTGCTGGCAACGTCGCCCTTCGCGGTGCGGAAGGGCAGAGAGCAGGCCGCGGCGGCGTTGGGCAGCATGTTGCCGTCGGCGACGGTGACCAGACCGACGGTGTCGAGATACATCCAGGGAACGGTGCCTTCAAAGCGCGGGCAGATGTTCAGAACGTAGTCGTCGAGCCATGCTTCAGAGTCAGCGGCCGCGGCGGCCTCGATGGCGCGGATCGCGACGCCGTGGTCACCGCCGGCGTAGACGAAGGCTTTGAGCAGGTTGTGGGTCTCGGAGGTCTGGCGCTCGATGTTGCGCAGCGCGAGATCGGCCTCAGAGCGCGGGAAGTAGTCGCGGGGCAGGCGGTCGGTGGCGACCTCCAGCCTTGCCACGCGCCGCGCGAGCGCCTTCACCTGCTCGCGCAGGGTGACGACCGTGACGACCAGGGAGATGGCCCAGCCGACGATGATGGCGATGGTGTGGTCCACGGCTTCCCTCCCCTCTGGCAGTGCTGTGGGTGTACCGGGAAAGCCGGAAAGCGGTCAAAAAACAGGCCGGACGCCCCTGGCTGCGGGGCGTCCGGCGATGGCTCTGGCGATTCTCCGCGACCTCCTTCTTGTCTCCGAATTCAACTCAGGTTGGAACGTTGTTGAGGTTGGGCCAATCGAGTCCGAGGGCGGGCTGAAGGCGACTAATTTATCGCATAGCAAATCGCGCTAGTGTCGCCTGTGACAACTGTGTTAGTTGAGGAGAGAGAATTGATGACGAACGAAGTACCGGCAGTAACAGTCCCGATTGACGGGACTCCTATAGCCGTGCCTGACGGGCCGCAGTTGGTCAACTTATAGACGCAGTCAGTGCTAGGGGTGCACGCGCCAGAATAACTCACTGTCTTTGTTCCTGAGACGAGAAAAGTCTTCCCAACCAACGTATTGCCCCGTGTGTAGACGAACCAGTTGGAACCGATGTTGCCGAGAATCATGCTAGTGCCCGGCTGGATCACGCTTGGCGAAGTAAAGGTGCTGTTGGGGTCAAGCCAACTGGCACCGCTGCCCAAAGCTAGTGTTATGGCCGAACTGGTCGAGTTGTAGATGAAGTAGGCGCCGTTGGTCCCAATACTGGAAGGGAGGGTCAGCGTCCCGCCCGTCAGATAGATTGCCTGGTCGGCAGAGCTTAGGGTGTGGGCTCCATAGCTGGCTTGGGCGAGAATGTTCCCATTGAGAACAGAAGAAAACGTGGGGTTCGGATACGTGAGCCCGGTCGGCAGCGTCGTCGCGCAGCCCGGAACGCCGCTGCTATTCGTGACGATGACGCAGTTGTTTGTCTTGGCTATCGCCGAGGTCGTATTCAATGCGGAATTGTAGAAACCAGAGTTGGCTGCTCCAGCCAAATTGGATGCGGCGCCGCCTGAAGCTGCGGTGAGCTGCGAGTAGGTCACCGACGACCCGCTTGACCCAATCGAGGATACCGAAGCTGCCAGCAGCCAGGTTGTCAGCGCGTTGGTGGTGCCGGAGAGCACCTGCACAGCCCCGGAGTTGTTGATGTTGGTAGCGACGTTGTAGTTGGCGGCGCGGGTGAAGACGGGAGATATTGAGGTGGCTCCGACCGTCGTGGCCGTGTAGACGCCGTTCTGCGACGCGGTAGTCTGGTTCTTCAGCAGAACGCGCTGGCCGATGGTGTTGATGGCGATGCCGTCGAGCGTGAAGGCTCCGGTGGCCGTGACGGTGAAGGTGTCTCCAGCGCCGCCGCCGACTTGAGCGTAGGTTCCAGTGAGGTTCGCGGTAGATGCAGCCAGAACAGCTTGAGCAGGGTTGGAGTTGGCGACGGCGGTGTCGGCATAATTTGTGGAGCTGCACTTCGTCGAACTGTCGAGCGCGGCTTGCGTCGTGCAGGTGGTCCCGTTTGGGAGCGCCGGAGTGCCACTAAGGCCCGCCGCGGTGGTGGCTGCCGGCACGGTGCCCGTCACCTGAGAGCCTGGAAGCGAAAGAGCGGAGAGCGTGACCAGCGTGCTGTTGGTCGTCTGCGTATCGGCCGCCGCGGTGGTGGCTGCCGGGACGGTGCCCGTCACCGCTGCGCCCGGGACGGCCGTGATATTCGTGCCCGCGATCGTCGGGGCGTTGGTGCAGGCAGGAGCTTGCCCTGCGCTGCCGGTGCCCGTCTCCTGAAGCACGCAGGGCGTGGTGCTTGTATTCGGCGCAACGTACCCGGTCACTCCGGGGGCGGTCTGGTAAGGTACTGACCCGGCAACGCCGCCGGCGATGTTCGCCGCTGAGGCTATCGTTGTGGGGCAGTCCGTTCCAGTGCTTTGGCATCCTGCGTTCGGGCCAAGGTAGACATGCGTGACGCTGGCGTTACCGAGCTGCACGGTGTTGGAGGCGGCAACCTGGGCACCGTAGCCAACCGCCGTGGTGTTGGCTAAGTTGCTAGAGGCTGGGGATGCGCCCGATCCGACCGCTGTATTGTTACTGCCGGTGACGTTGCTCGCTAGAGCGGCTGTCCCGACACCGGTATTATTTGAACCCGTGGTGGTGGAGGTCAGCGCAGTCTCACCTACGGCAGTATTCGCGTTCCCGGTGGTGCCTCCGCTGGCCTCGTAGCCAACCGCCGTGTCGTTGTTTCCTGACGAAATGCCCGCACCAGCTTGTGAACCGATGGCTGTGTTGTCGTAGCCCGTCGTGTTGACATAGAGAGCGGCCAGCCCGACAGCGGTGTCATTGTTTCCTGAAGTGTTCAGGGGCATAACCGCTGCGCCGACAGCGGTATTATCGGCGCCGGTCGTAGTGGCTGCGGGGACGGTGCCTACATTTACATTGTTGACCCCATAGCCCGATACAGGCACACCAGAGATGCTGGCGTATCCTGAACCGCTGGTGACGATGGTGTAGATTACATTCGCCGGCAGCGTTGTTGTCGGCGCTGTCGTGGGGTTGGCAATCAGCGCTGGTCCAGTGCCGGGCGGCATCGCCGACCCTCCTACCCACTCGCTGTAAACGACGCTCCAGCAAAATTGGGCACTTGTGATCCCTAAAGCGGAGGGAGTGAACGTGTTGACCATGTTGCTCGGCCACGCAAACGTATAGCTCGCCGTCTGGTTGAGCTGAACATCGGTGCAGGCACCGGGCGCCCCAGTGGGGATCGTCGAGCTGGTCACATTGCAGGTGAGGTTCAGCGCGTTGGTCGTATTACCTGTACCGGAGAGTGTCTCCGAGGACGCGCAGACCATCGTATAAGAGGATGTCGCGCCAGCGGGAGAACAACTTCCCCCCACGGGGCAAGCCGTCCCATTGATTGAAGTGCTCGGGAGAGCCCAGCCGGTTATTCCACACACATACTGCGAGTTGGGCGTGGTCGCCGTATCGAGAAACGGCTGGTCATAGTTGGCGGAGTTGCACGCGACGCCGAGCGAGGACGGTGTCCCCGCGCCGGAGAGCTTGGCCCAGCGGATGTCTGTGGCGGGATTGACCTGGGCGTGCGCCGGCGCGCAGAACGACGCGCCCATGCAAGCAGCAGCGGCGGCGAAGAGGAAGAGCTTACGAAGGATAGATGACGAGCGCGCCATGGTGATCTCCTGATTGCAGGGGTGTGGTCCAACTGAAGGCGTTGGCGGTGCTGAAGGTGTAGGCGGAGGGGTCGACGGGCGTATCGTTGCGAAACATCACCACCACCTGCAGCGGCGTGCCGGGGATGGTGTAGGCGTTGCTCGTGCCGTCGATGGCGCCGGAGATCTGGTTGGCGCCGGTCTGTCCGTTGGAGAGGTAGTGCATGACCCCCGGGCTCACGCCGGGAGGCCCCTGCGGCCCGGGGGGACCCATCTGCACGATGGCCTGCCCAGCGACGTTGGGGGTGAAGGTGTCGAGGCTGAAGACCGGCCCGCTGGGCTGCACCAGGCGCAGCACGTAGATGGGGACACCGACGGCGTTCGCGATGGTGATGCGATAGCAGATGTTCGCTGGCCGGGTGAGCGTCGTGTCCGGCACCACGCTGCCGGCCGGGATCGCGCCGGAGGTCACAGCCCAGCTCGCGGCCGCGGTAGTGATGGGGCCACCGGCCGCCGATCCCACCGTCGCGGTGATGGGGTGGTCGTTGCCGTCGGTGGGCTGCACGGAGACCGTCCCGTTGGCCAGCAGGATGCCGGTGTCATCCTGGATGTTGAGCGCGGTCAGCAGCGTGTAGCCCAGCGGCACGGCGACAAGCTGGACCAGGGCGCCGCTGACCGTGGCGTTGGCGCTGAGGGTGAGTGGGCTGAGGATGGTGATGGTCGCGGCGGAGGGCACGCCTGCGCCGACCATGCGCTGACCGATCGCGAGGCCGACAATGGAAGACGGCGACGCGATGACGTTGCTGCCGCTGGTGAGCGTGCCTGTGATGACGACCGCTTGCATGGGGTGTTATCCCCCGCTGCTCACAAATCGGTCAAAACGCCGGGACGGGCGACGTGATCGGGGCGCCAAATGCGCGCCCGTAAGTCGAGGGCGAGCCGTCGATCGCGACCTGGTAGCCGCCCGGTGTGAGCGGAACCCTTCCGTCCTGCTTGCAGAAGGCGTCGGCGAAGGGGTCGTACGCGGCCGACAGGATGGTCTGCGGGAGAGTGACTGTCGTGATGGGAATCCCCGGCAGCGTGAGGATGCTGGCTGTGCCGGCCGGCGTGGTCGGCGTCGCGAGCTTGATGCCGCCGTTGACCACGTCGAAGTACAGGAACGCCCAGTAGATGGTGCCCGACGTCGATGAGAGCCCCCAGGTGTAAACCGAGCCGTTCTGCACATAGGTAATGCCGCCGTCAGGCCACAGGATCACGATGTTGGTCCATGCGATGTAGATGGTGTTCGAGCTGGGGCCGCTGAGGTAGGTGACTGAGCCTGTGAAGGTCGGCAGCGTGCTGCCCTGCACGCGCAGCCCGGTGCTGCTGCCGGTGGTGAACAGGTCGTCGATCTGGCCCCTGGCATCGATGTCTGCCCAGAAGCTGGGGACGGTCTGGCCGACGGCGGGGATCTCCAGCAGGAAGTGGCTCAGCGTAACGATGCTGCCCACCGGAATACTGAGTCCGCTGCCGGCGAACGACGCGGCCACCACGACCTGCACGGTGCCGACGGGGATGGTCACCGGCGCGGTGTTGAACCGCGTGAGCGTTGGTTGGATTCCGCTGAGCGGGCAGCTCACCGTCTGCGTGCTAATCGTGGCGCCGGCAGAGTTATTGAAGAAGATCGCCAGAACCACGTTGCCCACGTTGGGCGCGGTGGAGACCAGGCACGAGTCCTCCACGTAAGCCGAGAGCATCAACACATCGCCCACCGCCCACTTCGACGGCTGCACCACCTGGAAGAGGAAGCCCGCGGCGGCGGTGAGTGCAGCACCGGCGACGGTGTAGAAGGCCTCGCCGTCGTTGCCGTCGTCCCAGGTGAGGGTGTCGCCCCCGCGCTGCGCGAGGTTCCAGAAGGTGAAGCCTGACGCGAAGTTCGAGCCCAGCAGCAGGTTCGCTGCGATGCCCACGGCTTCAATCGTCACCTTCGGCGCGGTGGTGAACGCCGCGTAGGTGTCATTCACGTCATAGCCGACGACATAGTACGTGACCGTGGTGAGCGGAACCTGCTGCGCCTGCCACGTCGTGGGCGCGCCCGGCAGCCGCGCGACCATCTGAGGCAGACCTCCGGCGCCGTAGCTCGCATAGATGGCCACGCCCGCGGTGTCTGGGCCGTTCTGCCAGCTCAGGCTGGCGAAGCTCACGTTCGAGCCCAGCACCCACTGGAAGATCTCCGTGCCGGTGAGGTTGGTGACGCCGGGGTTGGTCACCACCACCGCCGAAGTCTCGCCGATCAGCGGCGTGCCGATGTCGTAGCAGTCGGCGTCATAGTCAATCCAGTCGATGGTGCTGCGCAGCTCGCTGGCGCGGCGGATCTGCATCACGCGCACCCACTTCACCGCTCCGGAGACGCCGTAGATGTAGAGCGCATAGTCGTCGGGCGTCTGCTCCAGTGGCGTGGCCAGGACCAGCGCGCCGGTCACGGGATCGATGCCGCTTACCGCGACGGTCTCCAGCACGTCGGTGTCGAAGAGCGCGAAGCTCTGCCCACCTGCAGGTGTAAAGCCCGTCGCCGGCGTCACTGTGATCTGGTTCACATTCGACGCGGTGATGACGCAGTCCTCGCCGTTCAGCACCGCGCGCGTGACGCGGTTGACATTGTCGAACGCGGAGAGCGTGAGCACCCAGGCGCCCGACGTCGTGGAGACGCTGCTGACCGTGCCCGCGTAGCGTTGCACGGCCGCGTGTTGCACCATCACGCTGTAGCTGGTGCCGCCGACGAACGGGATGTCGTCGCGGTCCAGCAGCAGCCGCGTCGTCGTCGAGCCGGGGAGCGTGCGGCCGCCGAAGCCCCACTGCGGAACGTCATGCTGCAACGCGATCACGTTGAACGGCCGGCAGGCGATGCCATCCGTGTCGGTCTTGAAACTCCCCGAGCGCAGCAGGAACTCTGTGCTCCGCTGCTTGAAGCGCGCGAAGTGCCACGCCTGCGCCGGGATGGTGATGCCCTTGCCGCGGATGCGCGTGTTCTTGATGATGACGCCCGCGTCCTGCTGCGCGGGGTCCATGTAGACCAGCGGGTTGTCCTCCTTGTAGGAGCGTGTGGAGTCCGCGAACTGCACCTCGATCTGGTTGCTGCGGTCGGCGAGTTGCAGCCAGATCTCACTGAAGCTGTCCTGCAAGATGTTGCCGACGGTGAACATCTGCACCGGCGCCGCGACGGCCTGGTCGGTCGCCACGCCGTAGTCCAGCCCCAGCGGCACGATCGCCGCGCGCGACATTGCCGTGACCACGCCGAGCTGCTCCCACAAGTTGGACTCGTTATCGAAGACGCCGTTGAAGACGTGCAGCCGGATGCTGTTGCCGTTGCCGTCCGGGACCAGCGTGTCGTTCAGCTCCGCCCACGCGATCCACTCGTCGATGTAGCGCTCGAGGTTGGCCGCGGCGATGCCCGCGAAGCCGGGACCTCCAGCTCCCGCGCCGCCGCCGTAGAGATCGTCGAGCATCATGTCGGCCGAGACGCACGCCGGGTTGTCTTCCTCAAAGGCCAGCAGCGCCGCGGGCATCACGCCGGTGTCCACAGAGCGCAGACCGTGCTGCACCAGCGCGGTGACGTTCAGGCTGGAGCCGTTGAGCTGGCTGGTGGCCAGCGCGCGGATGCCCAGCAGGATCAGGTTGGGGTAAGCGAGATCGAGCAGCGCGATCTCATTGACGCTGTGGACCCACATATCCTGCCCGATGGTCGGTGACCAGTTGTCGCCGAAGGGCACATTGTCATGCAGGCGCGTGCAGCCGTACTTGGTGATGCGGACGTCATAGATGCCCGGCGCCAGCCCGAGGATCTGCGTGCGGTTGTAGCACGGCGTGGTCTGCGCGGCGACGAAGTCCTGGTACCCGGCCGTCCAGTCGATCACATCGACATAGTTCATGTTCAGGTCGAGGAGCTGCCACTCGCCCTGCACCGTGTGCGAGCTGGTGGCGTGGTTGCCGTTGGGCTGATAGGTGGTGACGGTCTCGGTCGCGGTGTAAGGGTCGCCGGGGTTATGCGGGCCGTTGTCCAGCGCGTAGACCACACCGGAGCTGGGCGGCAGGTCGGTGGCCACCGCGCCCCACGCGTAGGGCAGGTAAGCCGAGCCGTCGAGATGATAGTCGTAGATGCTGGCCGTGGTGCGCGGCTGGAGCACCGGCAGCCAAACGCCCGAGCCATGCAGCGAGTACTCGACCAGGTAGGTGATCACCGCGGGGATGATGTTGCCGTCATTGGTGTTGACGAAGATGCCGTCCGGGAACTGGATGTCCACCTGCAACGCCTGGGTCAGGTCGCCGGTTCCGGGTACCACCACCGGCACGCCGGCGAGACACTGCGTGTCCTGCGGATAGCCGTTGACGATGCGGTTGAAGTTCGAGATCTCGGTCTGGGAGTTGGTGCCGAGCCGGACGTAGTACTGCACATTCTGGTAGCTCGAAATGTCCTTGCCGTTGATCTGGATAGAAGAGAGCGCGCGCGCCGGCCCAAAGCCGAAGCACACCAGCACGTTGATGTACTGGTCGCTGCCGGCGAGGTCCGTGAAGCTGGAGATGATATTGCCGCCCCAGCGGAAGGTGCCATTGCCTTTGGGGATGACGACGCCCGACTGCGCCAGCGATCGCGGACCGTCAGGATCGTAGCTGGCCGAGGTTCCCTTGTTGCTGGGCTGCGATGAGCCGAACGCGGAGAGGATCAGGCTGCCCGCGATGCTGACTGCGCCGCCCAGCAACGCGGAGGTCATCGCGACGGTCAGGCCGAAGAGGGCCACGCCGGCGCCCGCGGTGAGCACCGTGGTGACCACAGCCGCGGCCATGATGGCGATCGACGCCAGCGTGCGCAGCAGGCTGCCGCCGGCAACGCCCGGCACGATGACGATGGTGCTGCACTCCGGAGGCGTAATCTCGGTCCACATCGAGCGGCCCCAGACGTGGCCGTTGAGCGAGACGGTGACGTTCCGCGCCCAGGTCTCGTAGCCTTCCTTCGGTGCCGGCGCGAAGCGCAGCTCCCAGTCGTCGCGCATCAGCTCGTCGAGCGTGTGCTGCCAGCCGTCGAGCGTGCGGCGCTCGGTGCCTTCGCTGGGCTGGAGCGGATTGGTGACGCGGATGATGGTTACCATGGCGCCGCCAGTTCCTCGGGCACGTAGTACCCGATGACGCGCCGCTGCCACACTGGCCGTAAGAGGCTTTCCGTGCAGGCCGCGCCGATGCCCCGCTGAGTGTGCAGCATGGTCCAGGCGTCGAGCATCGTGCCCAGATGTAGCTCGCCGCCCATCATGCGCAGCAGCACCGCGCAGCCTGGTACCGCCGTCGGGATCTCGCGCGCGGGGCCCAGGATGCCTGGATGCCCTTCCGCGCCCGGCTGATAGTGCTGGTGGAACTCCTCGATGGTTGAAGCGAAGTCCGGGACTTTTCTGCCCTGGCGGCGCTGCATCTCGATCGCCAGGCCGAGGCAGTCGAAGGCCTCGGGGCCGCGACCCGCGTCGCGGTAGGGCTTGCCGATGAGGTCGGAGTAGAGACGGGCAGAAAGACGACGAGATTGTGTTTTTTCGGAAATTTGCTGGCTCATGCGACACCTGCCGCGGCCGCGCCGTTGGAGTCAATGCCCGGGAAGCCGCCGAAGCGCAGCAGGTTCGCGTGCGCCTGGCAGCCGGTTGAGCCGTCGATGGTGTGCGCGCAGGTGGTGAAGGCGATGGTGATCGTCTTGCTGCCCGAGGCCGTTGCGTTCGCGGACATCGTCACCACGCCGCCGGTGATGGAGAGGATCGTGGTGTTGGCAGGGATGCCGGCCGCGGCCAGCGGCATGCCTACTGCTAGCCCGGTGACGCTCGCGGGAGTGAACAGCGGCGAACCCGAGGCCAGCGTCGCGCTGAAGGGCGCAGGGTCCACGTAGCCGCACTGGAGGCCCTTGTACTGCCAGATGCAGTAGTTTGGCCGGTACATGAACAGCGGGAAGAGCCGCCGCAGCGGGCTGCACGCTCCCAGCTTGAAGGTCACCAGCTTCACGTCGCAGGTGGTTTGCAGGACGGTGAAGGCCAGCGCCAGCTCGGGCTCGCCGGCGGGGTTGGCGGCGTTCACCACATAGAGGTTCAGGTTCGCGCCGACGACGCCACCGTAGGCCTCAATGGTGGTCTGCAACACGCGCATCACGTTCGAGACCTTGATGGAGGACTCCGGATAGCTGCCCTGCGTCGTCGACGTCACATCGCCGAGCTCGAAGTTGAAGGGCGTGTAGAGCTGCGGGCCGTTGCCGTCGCCGGCGTCAAAGGTCACGGGGTCCAGGTTGCGCACCAGGCGGACGTGCTGCTGCGTCGCGCCGGGGTTGGCGGCGCCGGGATAGACCAGGTCCAGCAGCAGCAGCCAGGGCTCGCCGCTGGCGAGCTTGTGGCGCTCCTGGTTGGCGACCACCGAGAGCAGGCTGAACATGGGCCGCGTGGTGCTCACCTACACCTCCCGCAGTTCGAAGGTGCAGTTCTGGCGGAACTCGCCGTTCACGCTGCCCGCATCCGCATAGGCCGGCAGCGTGGAGAAGCGCACCGTGTACCAAGCTGGATTTTTAGGGTCGCGCACGTCGGGAAAGAGGAAGATCTCCGCGCCGTAGACCGCGACGTTGACGACGAAGATCTCCAGCGCGTTGACGTCCCAGGGGGTGAGCGCGTCCACCGAGACCGCAAACTGCCGCCGCTGCCGCGTGTAACGGGCGCGGGTGCTCTCCATCCCGTTCTCCATGTTGTCGCGGAGGGTGGGATCGAGCGTCGACCGGCGCTGCTTCAGCGCAGGCTTGCGGCTCAACTCGGGGAAGGGTGGGTAGCTCACCGCAAGGTTATGGCGTAAGTTGCCGGTTTCGGGCAAAAGCCGCGAGACTCAGCGCGTGATCACCCTCAAGTGCGATCTCGGCGACGTGCCCGGCGGCATCGAGAAGATGCTGGGCGACGACCTGCCGTTTACGATCGCGCGCTTCCTCACCATGCAGGCCCAGAGCGGGCAGACCGCTGCCCGCGCGGGGGAGAAGGGCGTCTTCAAGCTGCGCAATGACTGGACCGTGCGCATGACGAAGATCACGCCGGCGAAGAAAGAGACCCAGTTCTCTGAGGTCTACACGGACACCAGCAACTGGAAAACTGGAGCCCCAGACTACCTGCCCCGCCAGGACACGGGCGGGGAGAAGGTTCCGCTGGCCGGCCACACCTTCCTGGCAATCCCGACGAGGTATCTGCGCAACGTGGCGCCGGGCGTGCTGCCTGACGCGCTGCGGCCGAAGAACCTGCTGCCGCCGGGCGTGGAGATCGGCGTGAAGTACTCCGGCAGCTTCGCCGCGCGTGGCGACCGGCCGCGTCGCGGAGACACGAAAGCCATGCGTAAGCGGCTGGTCAACGGCGAGTTCGTCGCGTTCATCCAGCAGACCCAGGCGGGGACGCTGTGCATCTTCGTGCGCCACGGCGGCATCGGCTACCACGGCGGCAGCCAGGACGCCGAGCCCTGGTACGTGCTGGTCCGGCACGCGCACATCAAGCCGCGCTTTCCGATGGAGGACCTGGTCGCCGCGGCCGTCGCCGCCGACCAGGAGAAGAACTTCACCCGCGCCGCCGCCGAGGTGCTGGTGAACAACGCGCTCAAGAGCGGGATGCGGGTTACGTTTTGAGCTTAGCCTTCACCAGCCGCACGCTGCCCAGCAACGACAGCTTGCCGGTGAAGCGCTCGCCGACCGCTGCGATTCTGAAGCTGGTGGACTTGTAGGCGGCCTTGGACTGCTTCAGCATCGCCGCGCCGGTGAAGGTCACGCTGATCAGCAGCCACACCGGCGCGCGCAGATCCTGCACGCGGGCGTTGACCATGTCGTAGCTCATGCCCATATTAGCGTTCGGCTTCTTCATCTCCTCGGCGACCTCCGGGAAGTCGTGGCAGAACAGGTGCCCCTGCACGCGCAGCTCATCGCCCACGATGGCCGCGGCGGTGATCACGCCGCACTTCTGCCGCACGTCGTGGTCGTCAAAGGTCTCGCTGAAGTTGACGGCCATGCCGACCAGAGTCGGCAGCGCGTCCTGCGCGGCCGCCGAGGTGAGGATGACAGGGTGCCCCAGCGCGCCGCGGGGGGACTTGTCGCTGGGTTGGTCGAGCCGCGTGAGTACGCCCTCAAAGGGGACACGGTTGGGATGGAGTCTGAGCGTCGTCATGGCCCGTTGTGTATGCGCTACCGCGAGGCTTTCGGGCAAATGCCCGTCTAGCTTGACTGCCGGAAGGCCTGTGAGATCGGGCCGCCCTGCGCCAGGTCGGTGAGGACCGTGTGCGAGATCCACGATCGGCCTTCCTCGTCGTAGTTCACCTGGGGCGGCTGTGCCGTCACCGGCTGCGAGCTCTGATTGATGATGTTCTGCGTGATGTTGGGCGCGCCGCCGCCGCCGCTCTTCGCGAGCTGTGTGGTCAGTGAGCTGGGTACGATGGTCCCCGGGCCCTTGGGCATGAAGAGCTCCGGCCCCTGCTCGCCGACGATGCTGGGCCCGGTGGGATCGCCACCCGAGGCGAAGCCCGGCAGGTCCATGCTGGCGAACATACTGTCCGGCACCTGCGGCACACCGCCGCCGGCGCCGCCGTTGAAGAGCCCGGTCAGCAGCGGCGTGAGGAACTTCTGGAACGCGAGCTTGATAGCGAGCTGCGTGATGTCCTCCTCGATGCCCTGCGCCATCTTGTGGAAGCTGTCCTTGCCGCTCTCGCTGGCGCGGGCCATGCGCTCGGCCATGGACTCCACGCCCTGGGCGACGTCCTCGCCGATCTTGGCGCTGCCCTTGTTGCTGGGCGTGTTCATCTCATCGAGCTGCGCGTGCAGCTCCTTCGACTTCGCGAGGTACTCGCCGCCGAGCACCTTCGCCAGCGCGTCGTAGGCCGCGACGAGCTGCTGCAACTGCTGGGCCTCGGCCCTGTTGAGCGCGTTGATCTCGGCGGTGGACTCCTTCTTCAGCCGCGGGTCTTTGGCGGCGGCATCGTTCAGCCGCTGCACGGCCGCGCGGTTGGCTTCCTCGCTCTGCTCGATCTGGCGATTGATGTCGGTGATCTGCAACTTCTTCGCGGCCAGCTCGCCGGCGTCGCGGATCTGCTGCGCGGCCGCGGCGGATCCACCTTCGCGCGTGACCTTCTGCGCTTCAAGTTCATGCTCACGCTGTAGCAGCGCAATCTGCGCGGCCGTGCCGTGCCCGCGTTCCTTCTCCAGCTCCGCCGCAGCGCGCAGGTTGGCCAGCTCGGCCGCCGCGGCGCCGGAAGTGACCTGCGCGTTGTAAGCAGCCTTCAGCTCGTTGCGCTTGGCCTCGTTCTCCGTGAGCTGCGCGCCGACGGCCAGCATCTCGCGCTGCGTGTTGTACTCTTCGGCCGACGTACCGGTGCTGTCACGCTTCAGCGTCTTGTCGCCGTGCTGTTTCCCCTGGAGGGCTGCGAGGTCGTTGTACTTTGAGTTCAGCCCGTCGTGCTCCGTGTCGAGCTCGTCGAGCTGGAGCTTGAGCTTCTCCGCGTAGAACTCCTGGTCGGACATCAGCAGTTGCTTGTGGTGCGACTCCAGCTCCGCCAGCTCCTCCTGGTCGAAGGCCTTGCGCGCATCGGCGGCTGCCTTGGCCTGCTCGGCAGCGTAGGCCTCGGCCGCGCGAGCGACGCCATCTGTGGACTTGCCTTTGCCGCCCTGGTGCTGCTGATCGAAGTCGTCGGTGCCGGTGCCGCCAGGCTTCGGCCGCTTCATGGCCTTGTTGCCGTTGGCCAGCGTGATGACGCCCTGGTCGCCGCCGTCGAGCCCCATGGCGAGTTTGTTGGCGAAGGTCTGGTAGTCAGCCTCGGCGTCCTTGATGTCCTGTAGAGCCGCCTTCTCTCCCGCGAGGGCGTTGGTGTTGTCCGCGCGGTATTGGCTGCGCGAGGCGGATCCGATCCCCAGCATCGAGTCGAGCTTGCTGGCGTCGGCGGTGCCGAGCTGCCCCAGCGCGACCCACTCGTCTTTAGCCTGGCGCAGGAACTTCACAAGATAGGCGGCCGCGTTCGCGACGCCGAGCAGGATGTTGCCCATGTGCTGGCCCATGGTGACAAAGCCGTCGCCTGAGCCGGTCACGCTGGCGATGGCCTGCTCCAGCTCCAGCAGCGCGGGCTCCAGCCCCTCGGTGATGCCCAGGCCTGCGCCGCGCAGCGCTCCCTCCACCTTGATCGTCGCGGCATGGAGGGCTTCCATCTTCGCGATGCCCTGCTCGTCGAGTACCAGGCCCAGCGATTCAGCCTCCGACCTGAAGCCCTCGATGCCGGCGCGCCCTTGATTGAGGATCGGGATCAGCGCCAGTCCGCCCTTGCCGAAGAGATCGACGGCGGAAGCGGCCTTCAGCGGCCCGTCGGGCAGCTTCTGGAAGCGGTCCGCGACCAGGCCGAGCATCGCGTACATGTCGCCGCCGGTCTTGCGGACGGTTTCCTGCGAGATGCCGATCCGCGCGAACGCCTGGACGGCCGGCTTCGATCCCTCGTCGGTGTTGCGGATCTCCGTGCTGAATTTTTTCGCGCCCCTGGTCAGCGCGTCGAAGCTCACGCCGGTGGAGTCGGCCATGTACTTCAGCACCGAGAGGTTCTCCGTGCTGATGCCGGTCTGCTGGTGTAGATGCCCCAGCTCCACGCCCAGCTCGACCGAGCCGCCGACCATCTCCTTGAGGCCGTCGATCGCCTCGCGGATGCCCATGTAGATGCCGACATATTCGAGCGAGTGCTTGATCCGCTCCATCGACTCGCTCATCATGTCGGCGGTGCGAGAGCCCTGCTCGCCGGTCTGTGCGAGCTGCTCGCGCACCATCTCCAGCGCCGCCTTCGCGCTGGCGCCGTCGCCTTCAATACGGATAACTATCCCTCTACCAGCCATTTAGGGACGCTCCTTCGAGGGCTTCCTGAGCCCCGCCTCGTCCATCTTTTTCAAGAGCTTCTCCACCGAGGCCTCCGCCTCGGCAGTGCGGTCGGCGAGCTCTTCGGCTTCTTCGCCCAGCAGCATGGCTGCGGTGACAGGCTGGCCGGTCTGCGCGGAGAGCAGCAGCGCCATCCAGCCGGCGGTCTCGCGGCTGTGGGATTCCTGCGCGTCAAAGTGCCCCTGGCGAGCCAGGTTGAACTCGCGCGGGGTGCTGGTCCAGAACTGTTCTACCGACCAGTGGAGCGTCGCGAGGGCGAAGCGGAGCGCTTCATCGAAGTCGAAGCCCGCGTAGCTCCGGGCTCCGGCGGTGTCTTCCTCTTCGCCGGCGCGGCAGAATCGGCCTCGGCTGTCTCTTCGGCTGCGCTCGCGCTCGCCGACAGCGGGAGCGCGGCGGATTTTCCCGGCCGCTGCGGCATCGCAGCCGCCCCCATCAGCGACTTGACCAGCGCGCCGGCGATCTCGCGGATGTTCCACGGCCCGATCGCGGCGCGGACCTCGTCCAGGGTCATCTCCTCGCCGCGCTGACGGCACTCCGCCTGCACGCCGATGTGGATCACGTCGACCAGCGCGTCAGGATCGGCGAGCACCAGGGCTGTGCCCTCCAGCCGGTAGATCGCGCGCAGGTAGTTGAGCCCGTACTTCTGCACCAGGGTGAAAGTGGCGGCGAGGTCGAAGAAAAGAACTCGCGGTTTATCGAGGTCGATGGGCTGGGCGCCGCGCTGCAAAAGGAGGTCCGTCATGCAGCCGAATCTGCGGCAGGACGGCGATTCATGTCAAAGACGCCCGCTCAGCGAGCGCGATGGAGCCTCAGAAATGTTAGAGAAATCTTTTACAAACTACTTGACATTGTAATAGAAATCTATTACATTATCTTTATGACGAGTTCAGAGCTGAAGCGCTGGCTAAAGAAACAGGGAGTCACCTTCAGCACACAAGGAAAGGGCTCCCACCAGCGGGCTTACCTGAACGGCAAAGTGACCACGTTCCCCAACCACCCGAGCAAGGAAATCCCCACGGGCACCGTAAACGCCATCAAGAGAGACCTCGGTCTCAAATAGGAGCTAACTATGCGCTACCCCATCACCCTGACGCCCAGCGACGGAAAGCTGGTCGTTGCCGTCGACGATGTCCCCGGCGTGAACACCTTTGGCGACGACGAGGAAGACGCTCTGCTTCAAGCCGCCGATGCGCTGGAGACGATGCTGGATCACTACTTTGAGAACAAGCTGCCCGTGCCTCTGCCGTCGAAGGTTCGCCGGGGCAGGCCTTCGATCAATATCCCGGTAAGCCTGGCGGCGAAGGTCCTGCTGCACAACGAACTGCTGACCCAGCAGGTGCGTCCGTCCGAGCTGGCGAGGCGATTGAACCTGCCCCGCCAGGAGATGACGCGCCTGCTGGACCCGCATATCGTGACCAAGATCGATTCGATCGACGAAGCGATGAAGGCGCTGGGCAAGAACATCGAGTTGCAGGTCGCCTAGCACCGCGGCCATGGACGCACAACGGCCTCCCGAAGGAGGCCGCTGTGCTGAGAGGCTCGCGCCTCGATGGAGTTACAGTACCTACTCCTCTGCCTGGAGTCCAGTGGTGGTTGTGGAAATCACCGGTGCGGTCTGCGCGAGCTGCGTGAGCGGCCCGGTGCCCTTGAGCGAGACATCCAGACCAACGACCTTGCCCACGCCGGCGGCGAGCGTGATGCCGTCGATGAAGGCCTGACCCTGGAAGCCGGCGCGGCCGGTGGCGATGGTGGGGAAGAAGTTCCACATCAGCGCGCCGGTGGGCGTCTGCAACGCGGCCAGGATGTTCGTCGCCTGCGAGCTGTCGCCGTCGATGAACATGTGCTTCGACTTGACGGTCCAGCTCGCCGTCGAGGGGAGCGCGGACTCGTAGGTCGCGCTGTCGGTGGTGGTGGTGTCCACGGTCTTGCGCTTCCAGTCGATGGTCCACTCGCTCAGGCCGAGGACCTGCACCTCGGCGTCGGCGATGAGCGCGACGCCGGAGCCGGTGGCTGTGGCGTTGGCGCTGATGGTGAGCGGGCTGAGCAGCGAGAGGGTCGCGTTCGCCGGGATGCCGGTGCCGGAGACCGGCTGGCCGACCGCGAGGCCTGTCATCGAACTGGGGCTGGTGATCACCGCTGAGCCGGTGGTGGTGCTGCCGGTGAACGCGATCGAGCTGCCGACGCTGGCCTGCGCCAGGTCGCCGGTGAGCTTCGTCGGCGTGACGCCGGTGGCATGCAGCGACTCCAGCACCTCAGACATCTCGGCGGGGTCATAGTCGGCGAGCTCGATGGGCGGAACGTGGCCAATCAGCTCGGAGATCAGGCCGTCGTCGTCGCGCACGATGCGCTCGATATGGCCGCCGGCTGCTTGAATCGCCGCGACGATCTCTTCGCCGGTGACCTCGCGCAGGGGCTCGTTGTCCTCTGTCGCGGCGCTGGCTGCGAGGTGAATGGTGGACGCGTTGCGCCGCGCGATCGCGGCGGCCAGGTTGAAGTCGAGAGTCTTCATCGGTGGATCTCCTTTTCGAACTAGAACAACTTCACGCTCGGATCACTCCGCGACGTGCTGAACTCAACCTCGTAGGTGACGGCGAGCGCGCACATGTCGTGCTCGGCGTCTTCAAACTCCCACTTCGATCCGCGCTCGCGGCAGATGTGGACCAGGCCGCCGAGCGTGGGGTCGGCAAGAATCGCCTTGTGCCCCGCGACGTACAGCGCGTCCACTGCGACATCCACCTCATCGACGGCCTGCGCGGTGTTGCGCACCGTGAAGCGGAAGCGATGCTCTGTGCCGTCGGTGGTCTCATACTCGGTATCGTCCTCGGCCGGGAGCACGTTGTACGCCGGCAGCTCGTTGGTGCCGAAGGTCGTGATGCGCGTGCGGTAGGCCCGGGGTCCGCCCACCGCGTTGAGCAGCGCGACGATGGCGGCGATGACCTGCGACTGGATCGAGACGCTCATGACGTGGCCTTCAGGCAATAACAGAGGAACGCGCCATCGTCCTCGGCTGTGGGTGCGGTGACGGTGTAACCCACGCCGCCGACGGTGATGGCTGCACCGGCAGTCGGCATGGGCGAAAAAGCGTTGTACGGCAACCGCAACTCGGGCAGCTCAGCGGCGACTCCTGCACCGCCTTCGCCGGCGAGCTTGATCTGCATCGGCTGGTCGAGCAACCCCATGACGGGCGTTCCGTCGTCGGAGTAGGTCGAGACGCTGTTGAACGCCACGGCCACGCTGCCAACCGTCCTGCAAAAGGCGCGCAGATCGCGGTCGCCGAAGGCCATCGGCTAGGCGGCCTTCTGCGCGGCCGCGATCTCTGCGGGTGTGGCCAGCAAGGCTTTGTTCGTCATCTTGAGGTAGCGCGACTCGGCCTCGGTGACCTCGACAACGTCGCCGATGGATACGGGCTGCTCCTGTCCCGAAACGTAGAAGAGCGTCTCGGCCTTGACGCACACCAGCTTGTCGCCGGTGGTGAAGCCACGGAAGGCGGATGCCTGGACGTCGACGGTGTCTTTGCCGGCTGCGGCCTGCAGGTCGGCCATGCCGGGGTGCGGGTAGCGCGTGGCGAAGGCAGAGGCCGTCGCTGCGAGGGTGATGAGCTTGGACATGGTGGAACTCCTGTCTGAATTGGGGTGTTGCGAAAGTCTGCGGGGACGGGCTGGTTGGCGCCGTCCCCTCTCAGGGGTGTGTCGGTCTAGCTGGGGACCGCCGAGGTGCAGGCGATGAAGGCAGCGATGTGGCGGAAGTTGATGTCGTAGAAGGCATGCTCGGTGATGTTGATCGTGGCGTTCGCTGCGCCGGTGTACGGATCGACAATCACCTCGGAGAGTCCCCAGTCGCCGATGAGCATCTGGTTCCAGATCCCGAGAATCGCAGCATGGCAACCGGCGACGCTGTTGGCAGTGAAGCCAGTCAGCGCCGAGTTGGTGATGCACTTGGCCTGGTAGCCGCGCGGACCAGCCTGTAGCCCGAGGGAGTTGAGCGGGGAGTCAGGCCAGATGAAGTCGGTCGCGGTGCCGGGGATCTTCGGGGTGCTGAGCAGAGCGCCACGGATGCCGAAGGTGGTCAGCCATGCGGGGGTACCGAGCTGGCCAGCGTTTCCGGTGCCGAGCGCGGATTCCATGTGAGCGATGTCCACGAAGCTGAGCGGTACGCCGCCCAGGCCTGCGGTGACTGCGCCGGTCGTCGCGCTGCGCGTGGAGCCCGCCAGCACGGCACCGAGGCCGGTGTAGTTGAACAGGCCTTTGGGAACCGGCGCGGTGCCGGAGCCAGCGATGCCTGCGGTGTCGAGTGAGATGCCGAGGACCTCGCGGCGGTCATCGGCGAGGAGCGCTTCGATCGCAAAGTCCGACTGCGCGAGGAAGTCGCGGGTGTAGGCGTTGGCGATGCTGAGACGGTTCGGCTTCATCACAAAGAAATCGAAGCCAGGATCCGACTCGCTCACCGACCCGCTTTCAGCGAGCCATGAGCTGCTGGCTGCCGCGTTCTGGCGCGTCATCTGCATCGCTCCATGGAGGCCGCTGAGCATACGTGCGCCGAGTGCAAGGCACCCGGTCTGCGTGCGGAGCAGCTCGATCGGATCGGGGTTGACGACGGTGAAGTTCGACGCCGTTCCAGCGTTACCGCCGGAGGTGACGGCGCGCTCAAGCTGTGCCTGCCACAGACGCTTGTTCGATACGCTGGGGATGACAACGCCCGCGCCCAGGGTGCGTACACCGTTGGCCTCGGCTTCCTTGAGGAGAGACTCGGACACCTCGCGCTCGAAGCCGCCCTCTTCCTTGCCGCGGAACGTGCCGGGGTTGGTAAGGTTGACGGCCGCGCGATACGCCGCTGCGATGGAGTAGTTCCGGATCTCCTTCGTGCTCATGCGGCCAAAGGTGTCGTCGCCAATGGTCGGGACGTCGGTGGCTTCGGCGGCGCGGACGATGCCATCGAAGATCGACTCCTGCACGCGCTGCGCAGGGATGTCGAGCGCAATCGCGTCGTTGAGCTGGCGCTCCGAGAAGAGCTTGGGGTACGTAGTGTGCAGCGTGCGGAGCCGCGCGGTGCGCGCCTCATTCTGTGCTGCGAGGTCAACGGTCGCTTCTGCCATGGTGTGGGTCCTTTGTGGTGTTGCTGGGGTGGGTGGTGCGGGTGTTTCTAAAGTCGTGGGGGTTGCGGCGCGCTCGGCGTCGCTGCCGGTGGCGGCATCGTCTTCGTCGTCGTCGCCTTCGCCGCCGTCGTCATCGGTCTCGGCCGCGCGTTCCGCGTCATCAGCCTTGGTAAAGCTGCGCACCTTGACGGCGACCTCCTCGGAGGAGCGGCCGACGCCGACGGTGGGATCTGCCGGCACGGTGACCAGTGAAACTTCGAGCAGCTCCCAGTCGACGGCCAGATAGTCGCGGCTGCCGTCCTTGTTCTCCGTGATCGCCCACTCGTGTACCAGGTAGCCGATCGAGACATCGACGAGGATGCCGCTGGCGACGTCGGCTTCCTTTTCGACTGCCAGAGGGCTGGGGCCGAAGCGCGATGTGACGTGCAGCGGATCGCCAAGCTCGAAGCTCTGTGACCGGCCGAGGTGCTGGTCCATGTCGTGGTTGAAGAGCAGAGCTATGCCGTTCTTCAACCGGCCGGTGCGGATCGCGCCCTTCTCGTGCGAGAGGGTCTCGATGCCGTAGAAGCGCTCGACCGGCGTCGACGAGCTCACCGCCATGGTGACGGTGTGGGTGTCCTTGTCGTAGCCGGAGATGGTGGCCTTGCGCGCCTGGCGCCCAAGCTTCTTCGGGATGCCGCGCTCGTCGAGGTTCTTGGCCTCGGCGGCGGAGAGCGTCTTCAAGACGCCGGAGTACCGGTTTGTCAGGGGCTGCTGCTTGGACATCGCGCTCGGTTTATCGAGCCAACGGCGAAATCCTGTCAAATTCCGGGCGCGTCCGGTGGATTTGGGAGTTTTTCGGACAGTTTCGAGAGCTTCGCGGTGGTGTCGCCCATAATGTGGCAGGCAACATCGCCCGCGGCGACGGCCCACGCTGCCTGAATATGCCAGGCCAGCTCCTCCCACAGCGGGAGCGGCGCGCCTGAGACCAACGACACGCCGCCAGTGGTCCGGCGATAGCCGTCATACGCGAGCTGCCCCAGCTCCATCAGCTTCATAGCTTCGCGTTGACCTTGTCGATCACACGGAGGGCTATGGTCACGGCGGCCTCATTCCAGGCCACCCGGGTCGGTTCCGACAGCCCTTCGAACGATGGCAGATGGGCGCCGGAGACGAGCGACACGCCACCGGTGCTCTTGCAGTAGGCCGCATAGGCGAGCCGCCCAAGATCGGAGGGACTGAACTCCAGCGTGTGTGTGCGGCGAAGGAATGCCATTGTTATGGCTTTCCTTTCTTCTCCGGCTTCGCGGCCGCTGCACCGCCCGAGCCGCCGGGTTTGACGCCGCCCTCAGCGGTGACGTCTTCCTCAGCGCCGGCGGCGACGCCCTTGCCGCCCTGGTCGCCGGCGAGATCGGTGCCCAGCGTAACCGGGTTCCTGAGAGTGAAGCGCTTCTGCAAGTCCTCGACATACTTCTGCTCGGAGGCGCGCTGGTCCATGGTCTCTTCGAAGTCCAGGCCGCGCTCCGCCAACGCCTCGGAGTAGGTGGTCAGGCCGTTGCTCAACTTCAAAATCGTCGCGTTCGCGTCCTTCTGCGGATCGACCCAGTCCCAGCCGCGCGCGCGCCACGTAATCTGCTTGCACTGCTGCGGCGTGAGCTCGAGATCCGCGAGCGTCGTGAGCAGCGCCATGCGCAGCCACGCCGCGAAGACCGGCTTGTGCAGATGCGTGATGAACCAGTGCTGGATCACGCGCCACGAATCGCGCTCGTCGAGCAGGCCGGCGCGGATGGAGCTGAAGTTCACGCCCTCAAGGTCGTTAGCCAGCGACGGATAGCTCACCAGCAGCGCGGTGGCGATCGACCGCAGGCAGGTCTGCGAGAACTCCTTGTGCGAGTTCATCGGGAAGCGCGGGTCGATGAAGTTGGCCTTCGCGCCGGGGTCGAGGTTCAGCGCCTCGCCGGCGTCGGCGGTCATCATCTGCGTGCCGTCGGTGTTGACGGAGTCGCCGGCCTCGTCCTCATCCTCGCCGGTGTAGCCGTCTTCGAACTCGTTTTCGATGACCAGGAACTTCGCCGCCGACGCGCGCGCAGCGACCAGCGTGGCCTCATCCCAGCCGGCGTACTGGTTCAACGCCAGGATCGCGGCCGCGAACCAGGTGTAGCCGCGCGTCTGCCCCGGCCGCTCCCACACGGCGGTGTGGACGATCTCCGTCGCCGGCACGCGCATGCGCCGGCGGTCGCTGGCGACGATGTCCTGCGGATGGCCGTTCCACAGGTGGTACGCGAGCGGCTTGCGGTACTTGTCCACCTCCACGCCCATGCGGATCGAGCTGCCGTCGATGTTGCCGATCATCATCGTGTCATCGAGCTGGTCGTTGTCCAGCGGTTGCAGCGCGAAGCCGACGGGGTTGAAGCCGCGGCAGTAGACGAACTTCACCAGGTTCTCGCCCTCGCGCGCGACGTTTTTGATCGCCATCTGCTGGTACTCGACCCAGCTGAACTTGCCGTCGGCGGTGCAGCTCCCGGTCTCGCACCAGTCGCGGAAGGCGGACTCAATCTTCTCGTTGATGACCTTGGTTTCAGCGGTGACCTTGCCGTTCTTGCCGGTAATCTTGGCCTGCATCAGCACGCCGTGGGGCCCGACGACGTTCTGCACGCACATCGCCAGGAACTTGCGCGCGAACGGATTGTTGACGGCCAGATCGCGGGCGCGGGCACGCAGCCGGATGTTGTCGCCGAAGAGGTCCTGGTCGGCCGAGCGCGACCGCGCGATGAAGTCCATCGTGAGCCGGTTGATCTTCGCGGCCGCAAAGCCGCCGGCGCCGCTGCCGGGGATCAAGCCGGGGATGTTCTCCAGCGTGCGGCGGGCGTGTCTGGAAGTGCGAGCAGACTTGTAGCCTTCGAGGGGCTTGGCGCCGTTGAGGTCGAGGAGTGGCATCAGAGTGTCCCCGCAAGCGACCGAATGATGTACGTTGTCATCCGCGCGGCCGCAGCCTCTGCACTGCCCCGCAGATCTTGATCGTCGACAAAGAAGCGCTCTATCCCAGACGGGAGCGAGATCTCGAGGCAGAGCCGATCATCCCAGCCGACCTCATCGCTGCCGTATTGTGCGAACCGCAGGACATGGTGACTGCCCTTCGCCACCGGGATATTTTCCTCCAGCGTCTGAAGGAACGACATCCACCAGTGGGCGCGCCGCCGATCCCAGCGCACCAGGGCCTTAGCGGCATCTAGCAGACAGGACGCCGCGAGGTAAGCGGCCACGTAGGGCAACACGTCTTTGAGAAATGTCATCGCATCTGCCCCCGGCCGCCGAAGGTGATGCCGATGGTGTTGGGGGGCACGTACTCGCCGCGGCGGATGCGTTCGCGGCGCACGCGCGCCTCATACTTCGCCTGCCAGCGCAGCAGCTCGTCGATGGGAATCTTCGTGAGCTCACGTGTGCCGATCTTGTACATCGCCACATCGTCCAGCGCCTTGCCTGCGATGAGCGCGGTGATCTGCCCGAGGATCTGCACGTTCATGCTGCGCGGGTCGGGGATGGTGCTGGCCGTGGGGTTGGGTTGGATGTAGATCACGCCCTGGGCGAGCTCGTCGCGGTTGCTGCTGGGGTCCACCGAGAAGGCGATCCACTGGTAGCGGCCGGGCGCATAGTTCACGGTGTCAGTGCTGGCCAGCGCGAAGGCGGCCACGCCATTGGCGTCGACGGCTACGGTGGGCAGCGTGATACGTGTGGGGGTGGTGCCGATGACGGCCGTCAGAACGAAGAAGACGCTGTAGCCGACGGCGAGCTGCGTCTGCACCGACCAGTTCAGCGCGTCGCCGGCGCGGAGCCGCGGCGGCAGGCTGAGCGGCGGCAGGACCGGGATCGCGGGGGAGCTCACCGCATGGTTCTAGGGGGTCGGTTGAAATTCGGTCAAATCAGCGGGAATTTCCGTGAATCCAGCCAAAACCAGGGCGACGCACGACTTTCTTCCGCTTTTTCGACGTGGGCTGCGGTGCCCGCTCAGGCCGCGAGGGTGATGCCGCCGAGGAAGCCGGTGATGGTGAGGACAGCAGCCCGGCCGCGGCCATCTGCCGCCGCACGAAGGCTTCGCGCTTCGCCTGGACTATCTCCGGCTTGAGCGCCGCGGCTCGCGCCGCCATCTGCCGCGCCAGGTGTTGCAGCTTCACTCGGATGAACAGCCGGGCTGCATAGGCGTAGACCGCGCAGTCCAGTGACTCGTTGCGCTTTCTGATCGGTTCCCATTTGGATGTCTCCCCACCTTTAGTTTGCCTTGTAACCAAGGCCTCTGCGGTGAGATGCTCAAAAAACTCGCGGCCGCAGCCCGCGTCGGGGTCCGCCGGGAAGTGGATGTAGCCCGGCGCGGTGCTATCAGCGATCTTGAGCCGCGCGAAGATCACATCCTTCGCCGTCGACGCGCCGACCATCACCAGCAGAACGCGCTGCCGGCCGACGCGCTTAGCCTCATTCACCAGCGGCGCCGCGGTCAACGAGCTGCCCTTGCATGCGAAGACGCCCTGGCCTTCGCGCCAGCGGCAATAGTCATACACCGCCTGGGTGCGGTTGCCGTCTCCGGAGTCGACGAACGTGCATGCGGTGGGCAGATCGAGGCCGCTCTCATGCTCGACGCGCATCCGGCGCCAGGCATCGAACTCCAGCCACGCGCCCTTGCGGCCGTCAGACGTAGCTCCGTAGAAGACGCGGTGCTCGATCACGCCCGAGACCTCATCCAGTCCCCAGCCCCACCTGGTCGCCTCGATGCGGTCCGGCTGCACGTCTGCTCCACAGGTCACCGCGACGACCCACGCCGGCGCCGGCGCGTCATACTCCTCGACGCGCTTCTGCAACTCGTTCAGGTCCGCGCCCTCGGCCTGCTCATCCCAGGGCAGCGCAAGCACCGTGTTGGTGAAGACCTGCAGCTTGTCAGGGATGCCCTGGCACTTCACGAACTCGGCCGCGATCTCGCCCCAGGTGTAGCCGATGGTCGAGTACAACGCGTTGAGATGGAAGCCGGCCGTTCGCGCACCGGGGTTGTGCGCGATCCACTTGCCGTTGCGGATCATGGCGTACTTGTCGGCCTCGGTGATCTCGCAGCCGTTCTGCTCGCAGACATAGTAGGCGTCCTCCGGATGATCGACGGGCCACTTCACCTGCTCCCAGCGCAGGGTCTGCTGGTGACCACATTGCGGGCAGGCGACGTAGAAGTAGCGCTGGTCTGAGTCGCCGAGCGCTTTGGTGATGCGGCAGGTCCTCCGCAGCGCCGGCGATGACACGCGCGCGTGCTTGCGGTTGGGGAATGTCGCGAGACGCTTCTTGCCCTGGTCGACCGGGTCGCCTTCCTTGTTGGCGGCCGCCTCGTAGCGGCCTTCCTCGTCGGTGATGAGGACGCGCTTCGGCCGAGAGGCCATCTGCGCCGGCGAGCTGGCCCAGGCGAAATCTAGCTGGCCGCCAGGGAAGGGCTTGTGCATCGTGTCCTTTCTGCCCTTCATGGCGGCGAAGATGTCCCGGAGCCGGGGCGTGTCGCGGATCATCGGATCGATACGGTCGTTGGAGATGACCTTGCAGAGATCCTCGGAGGGCTCGACGAAGAGGATGGGCGCGGGGTCGTGCTCGATGTGATAGCCGGCCAGGTACAGCACGATCTGCGTCTTGCCGACCTGCGACGCCCAGCACAGCACGACTTCCTGAAATGGCGTGCCGGGGCTGAGGACCTGCATAGGCTCGCGCTGGTACTCCGCGTCGGAGATGTGGAATTTGCCGGGGCGCGCGGACCCTTCCGGCGAGAGCATTGCGTACTTGTCGCACCACTCGGCGAGGTCCAGCCGCTCCGGCGGCCGCACCAGCGCGCAGCTATCGAAGAGCGCCTGGTCAAACGCTGCGAGGCCCTCGCGGCTAGACGCGAGCACGGAAGTACCCCTTGACCTGGTCACGCAGATCGCGCGCAGCGCGCACCAGCGCGTTGGCCTCCCGCAACGCCTCCGGCTGGGTGGCGATGGTGAGGAGATAGCCCAGCACGTGTGGGTAGATCGGGCCGGCCGCGGACGCTGCCAGCTCGTCGACGACGTCGCCGGCACCCTCCGCCTGGTCCACCGGCAGGTCGACGACGGCGCCAGTGGAGATCTCGCGGCAGAGGTTCTCGAGCTCCTCCTTGATGACGGCCTCGCGCGTGGTCCGCGTCTTCTCGCCCTCGATGCGGCTGGCCAGCTTCGGCGCCAGGCTCAGCAGCTTCGCGCGGAGGTTGCCCATCATCCGGTCCAGCCGCGTCTTTGCGTCCGGGATCGAGATTACCTGGCCCCGCAGCCGGCCGAGTTGCAGCTCCTTCAGGTTGGCCTCGGCGCGGGTCTTGCGCAGGTTCGCCGCGCGGATGTCTTCCTTGCCACCGCGGCCGCTGTCGGAACTCTCACCGTCAAGATCGCCGTCGTCACTTCCGCCATTTCCGTCACCATGCTCGAGCGCGATCCGGTAGCCGACGAACCACTCCAGCACGTCGCACCACACGAAGCTCCGCGACCGGCCGGAGCCAGACGACGGTAAACCCTTATGATTGATATAGTTATTGAGCTGCCGCGTCGAGACGCCGAGAAGATCGGCCACCGTCTCCGCGTCCATCGCCTCGTGCTTACCCGACTTAGCCACCTGCGAAACCCTCATGGAAACGGAAATGCCCTTTTTGGGCTTTATATAGGCGCGCCGAGCGGTGGCGCGTTACCCGCGCGGCGGAAAGTCCAGAGAGTACCTATGGACACTCCCCGGACGCTGAGCCCCTCCTTCGCCCAGGTCGAGCGCTGGCAGGCGTGATGGTTATCGGTTGGCAGCCGTCATCATGTCAAAGCCTGCTTGCTTGTGTGCCCAGCGCGGCGGATCGCCGTGCTCGATGCCGGCGACGTGCTCGTAGTCTTTGGCGCTGACTAAAGGCATCTCGTACTGTCCTGCGATTGCGATGGGCACACCAGCGCACGAAAGCACAGCCGCACGCCGAAGGGTGACGGTCGCGCGTGAGAACTCACGCATCGACTGCTCCAGCGCTGCATCGATCACGATTAGCAGACGGATGCGTTCAGTGTCAGCGTCCATCTTGAGCCAGCCACACGCGCACTCGAATGACCGCTCCCACTCGGTGCGCTGGCGCTGGTCTGGTCTACAGTCTTCAATCCACCAGCGAGCAAGGATCGCGGCATCGGAGGGCAAGCCACACACCGTCTGACAGGCATCAGCAACTGCACTATCTATCAATCGACGCCAGAATAAGAGCTGTGAATCTGGCATCACACGCCGGCGTGCCGGCGCAGACGCGACGAGGCTGCGGTTGGTCTTGCTTGCGGTGAGTTGAACGCTTGGGCCCGACATCGAACTCCATTCTGACACTCAGAATGCCGCAGAACGTGCCGTGTAAAGCTACTTTGTTACGTGAAGAGTTTCGGCTGGCCACTTCCGGCGATGATGAGCCGCTCGACCACCTGCGTCATCGATTCAGGGCGTCCGTCGTTGCGCAAACGCGCCTGCTCAATCAGTTGCTGCTTCTGTTCTGGGCGTAACCGGAAGTTCATCAGGACTCGGCGTCGCGGCAAACCTGTTCGTTGCGCTGGCGCAACCCCTGTCGATCTGAGGGGGGCGCTCATATCTCGACTCTAGTCCTTATGTGCGCGGTTTTTGCTCAAATCGACGCTCCGATGCCACGATTCCCGCCGAGGCAGACATCGATGGCGAACTTCCCTTCCCGTCCCGACTGGCGTCGCAAGCGGCCGGCGCCGCGCAAAGCTGCAGGTGCTCCACTTTCGCTCAGCGAGAACATCGTCTGGAAGCGCATCGTCGAGCCACGCGAGCGGTATCGGATCGTCTATCGTGATGGCGACAACGTGATGAGTGACCGCACGGTCGAGCTACTAAAGATCGGCGAGTTCAGTCACAAGATTTACTTCGGCGTGATGCACGCCGGCATCTTCAAGACGCTGCGATCGGACCGCATCGTCAGTGTCGTCGAGCAGCTCACCCAGGGCCACGAACCCAGCATCCGGCCGCAGCCGACTTACTCGACGCAACTACCAGGATTCCCGCTGCCCAACGCGGTTTTCAAGATGCCGACGACAGCGGTGAGTAACAAGACGTGGACGGTCGATCTGAACAAATACACCTGCACCTGTCCTGAGAAGCGCATCCGCAGCGGCTTTGGCTATGAGAGTGGGCAGCTGGGTTTCGTGTGCCCTCACATGGCGAAGGCCATCCTCACCTACCTGCCTAAAAGCGCTGAAGGCTGGTCGCAGGAGCTACTGATCTTCCTCCGCGACACCACGCGCATCCACATCGACAATCTCACTTAGAGGCATCACCGGCGGGAACATCGAGTCGTAGGGCACGAACGGCCTCTGTGCCGCCCAGGCCCGCGCGCGCAGGAAGGCTAGTTTGTCCAACTCGGCATCACCGATGTCGCTCATCGCCGGAGCCCTTCCCTGTCACGATCCGACTCGACGAGGTTCAGCTCGAGGTGAAGGCCTTCCCGGCCGCAGGCCGCGCCGAGCACCGTGCGGATGGACCGAGCCATTCTGCCCTGTTTACCGATCATCTGGCCCACATCGCCCGGCGCCGTGACGATGGTCAGCAAGATCCCCTGGTCCCCACACATCGATCCCGCGACATTCACCGCGTCCGGCGTATTCACCACGGCTGTCACCATCGTCCTCGCTAACATCTCCATGCTCCTGCACTTCTCTTCATCGGTCATCGTGTGGCTCCTTTTCAAAACAGATTCTCCTGCACCGCGGCCGGGGGCACCGCCGGCAGATCTTCCAGCTTCTTCAGGCAGACCAGGCATGCCCCGCGGAGTCCGTTATCGATGCGGTGCAGCGTGGCCTTCCCGCACTTGGCACACCACACACTCGCCTCGACCGTCCCCTTCGTGAAGCGCTCGGCCATCGCTCTCTCCTTTGGGTGCCTGGGTGCCCAGGCTCCCGGGCGCTCAGCCAAAAGTGATCTTGGACGGACTGCCCGTCGCTTCCATACGGGCGTTCGCGCGGTCCTCATAACGCTGCACTTCACGCTCGGCCTCGTCCGCGAGCTCCTGCTCATACTCGTCCAGAGTGAACACGCCCTTCGCCATCAGCAGCCTCACCAGCGCGGCTTGGTCACACTTCGACAGATTGACGCCGGTGCGGAGACTCTTTGGGCTGGTCCCAGCGGCAGCGTCGCCCTGGGTCATCTCATAAGCCACACCCGATTGAATCGCGTGGCCCGCGGCGTGATACCTCGTTCTGCTTTCTTCGCTCATGGATCCTCCATTCCTAACCTCTGGGTGCCCAGGCTCCCGGGCGCTCAGGCACCCACATACTTCTGCAACAACATCTCGACCAGGTCGGAGAAGTCGCCGCCGTTGGCGTCCACCCACTTACGCTCGGCCGCGCGGCGCGTCTCCTTGCGCAGGTAGACCTTCACCGGCGCGAAGTCCGGGTGCGATCGCTTCGCCGTCCCCTGCAAGGGAAGACCAGCGGCTGGGCGCTTGAGCGCCTGGGTGCCTGAGCGCCCAGGTGCCCGGGTGCCCGACGCCTGAGTACCCACAGTCTTCACCGCCTTCATTCCTTCGAACGCTTTTGCCAGATTCATGGACGCACCCCCGCCTTCGCTGCCGATAGCTTCATCACATCGTTCTTCGTCGCGACCTTGAGCATCTCCTCGGGCGCATAGGGCACCACGCGCGCCGGCAGACCAGCGGCGACCGTGCGCTGATAAGCGTCGGCCGCCTCTGAAGTCAGGAAGCCCTTCACTGCACTCCAGGTCAGGAGCTTTGAGTCGCGATACTCGACCACGAAGAGTCTCCTCATCGCGCACCTGCCTTGAGTTCGTGCCCGGCGGCTTCGTAGGCAGCCCACGCGCGCTCAGCCTGGCGGTCGTCGACGGCGTCCACGATCAGCCCTTCGCCCGCGGCCTTCTCGAAGGCCTTGAGCCGTGGGATCTCTGCTTTGAATACCGGTGCGCCGATCGAGCGCAGCAGCTCGCGGAGGTCCGCTGCCTGGCGCGCTGCGTCCGGAGCCACGCGCGTAAGCAGCACTTTGTAGTTGTCGATCTTGAGCTGCTGCAACGCACGCACCGTCTGCCCCAGCCCGTCAGTGTCGAGAGCGGATGGCACGGCGGGAATCACCAGCAGGTCGCAACCCTCGGCCGCGGCTTCGAGATCGGCGGCGCTCGGCCGCTGCCCGGTGTCGATCACGATGTGCGGATACTCGCGCGCCAGCTTCGCAGCCATATCGATCGGCTCGACGCGCAGAGGGAACGCGCCGGCTTTCGCGCGCTGCGCCCAGGCCGTGGCGTTGCGCGTGGAGTCGCCATCCAGCAGCAACGCCGGCTTGTTTTTCGAGAGTTGATTGAGGAAGGCGGCCGCGTGGACCGCGGTGGTGGTCTTGCCCACGCCGCCTTTGTAACTCGCTACGGTCAGGATCATGTTGGCTCCTAAGTGCTCGGGGTTGATGCTCGGGAAAAAGGAACTGCGGGTGCCTGGGTGCCCAGGCACCCACGCTCATAGAAACAAAACCTCCGCGTTGGCGCGCGCCGTGCCGGCGCCTGTAGTGATGAGGCCAGCGGAGCGCAGGAGGCTGAGGTAGTCGTCAAAGGTTCCGCTGCGTTGCATGCCCGCCAGTTCGGCGAGTTTCTCGTAGACGAGAGGTTGTCCACGCTGGGCGACCAAAACCTCTAGCAGCACCTTTGACTTGCCGCGCAGCTTCGGCATCCAGAGCGCGAGAGCCTCCTCTGTGGTAGTGGGGGGAGAGGGCGCCGTAGTGTCGAGGCGACGCAGACCTTCCTCGGTCGCATACCAGAGCCCGTCGACGAACTGGACGCAGCCAGATCTCTTGAGGAGAGATTTGTAGTCGTCAAACGTCCCACTGCTGCGCTTCATGCCGGCCTGCATGGCGACCTGTGCTGGGGTCAGCCCAGCCGGATACATGCCGACGCAGGCCGCAAGCATCGCCATGCTCTTGCCGCGGAGCTTTAGCTCGCCGTCGACGGGCGGTGGCGCGGATGGCGCGCGGCGCGGGACAGGTGCCGCATGGACGGGCTGGACGATCGGGGCAATGGGCGTAGCGAGATACCTGGTCGGTGGCTGCTTTGACGGGACCGGCTTGACCACACCCTCGGTCGCGAGCGCAGCGAGGCCGCGATCGCACAGCTCCTTCATCGAACCTAGAATGTTGCCGACCGAGGTCAGTTTAGCTTTCACGCTCTCGGCCTGCTGCTGCGCGGCTTCTAGATCAACCTTCGCCTGGTCGTAGAGCGCGGCCTTCTCCTCCAGGTCCTTGATGTGCTTTTGGAGCTCCATGCTGGGCTTGCCTCCTTTGGCGACTTCTTTTTCGAGTGCTGCGATGCGCTGCTTGAGGAACTCCGGCGACTCTTCGCGCGCGCGCTTCACGCTGTCTGCGATCTTCTGGCCCAGCTTCGCAATGTCGATCTGCGCGAGGATCTTCGGGACGATGGCCCGCTCTCCCGGCTTCGGAGTAGCTCCGGAGTTGAACGTCTCGCGCTTGCGTATCTCCACGCGCTGCGCGATGCCGAGCGGCGCTGAGGCAACGAACGCCACGCCCACCGGCAGCGATGGCTGCTCGGCGTAGACCTGGGCGGCGAACTCTTTCGTCGTCTCGCTCTGGAGCCAGTTCTGCACCGGCCGGAGATCGTGGGGCGCGCTCATGCGCAGCACGGTGAGGATGTCCACCTGGCTCAGCACGTCCCAACTGAGCGATGCGGAACGCTGGCTTATCATCGTGAAGCCCACGCCCTTGATGCCGCCCTGCTTCACCAGACGACTGACGGCACCCAGGCATTTGATCTGGAGCTTGCTGCCGCGCTGGGGAGCGAAGGTGTCGGCCTCGTCCATGAACAGGTGCATGGCGTTGCGGTTGATGCGGAGCAGCTCGCTGCACAGGTCCATGACGAACTGCACCTGCTCCTCGGTGTGGAAGTTGCCGATGTCGAAGATGGCGGAGAAGCCATGCTCGACTAGCGCGGTAGCCATCGCCTTGCCCGCGCGGTAGTCCAGCGGCGCGTCGGCGTGGTCCCCGCCGAAGACGATGATGTCGAAGCCGGCCGACCTGCCGTCGGCGCTGGAGCGCAGTCCCCACCACGCCGAGGTCGGATCGATCACCGCGATCTGCTGCTTGGCCTTGAGCATCTCCTCGGCCTCTACGGAACCGGTGTAGCTCTTGCCGGAACGCTTGCGCGCGAGGATGGCCTGCGTGTACGTCACGAGACTCAGAGGCAGAGTGAACGGCTTGCGATGACTTCCGGTGGTGCCGATGGTCAGTTTTTCCACGTCTTGCCTCCAGCGATCGATACAGGGAATGGGTGCCTGGGTGCCTGGGTGCCCAGGCGCTCAGGCGCTCAGGCGGTCGAAGAAAAGTCCGGCATGTGGAACAGCGACAGGTAGGGCGCGTCGACGGCGTCGCAGATCTTCTTGCGCCGCATCGGGACGAGTTGCGCGGCGAACTGCGCGCGGGTGAGGTTCAGCGGGAGCTGCGACGCCCTGGCGTCGATCTCATCGTTCGCGGCCTTCGCTGCCGGCACATGCGCCACCAGCGCATCGAGCATCGCGGCCTCGAGCTCACACAGCCGCTGATCTGCGACGTCGAGCGCCTCGCCATCGCGCAGGCTGCCGGCAACGGCGCGCAGCGATGTGACCACGGTGGAGAGTGCGGCCTTCGCCTCCTCCGGCACGTCGAGCGCAGCGATCTGGTCGGCGTTGCTCTCGGTCCACGCGGCACGCCGTTCATTCGCGGCGGCTTCAGCCGCGGCGCGGAACGCCTCGGCTTCGGGGCTGTCATCGTATCGCGCAACGGAAGGCGATCGCCGCGCTGCGTCGACCCACGGCCACGTCGCGCTGCTGGTCCAGTGCCCCTGGCCGAAGAACGCAGGGACGCTCCACGGCCCAAAGCGCATATCGCCGGCAGCGAAGGCAGCGGTGTAGGCCGCGTTGTTCGCGGCGGCGAGTTGGGCGACGGCCGGCAGGTCCTCGCCGGTGGACTTCATGCGCAGGGTCAGCGCCGCGGTGACGTGCTTTTCCATCCGCGAGTTCGAGATCCCGCACCGCCGCAGCACCCAGCGCGACGCCAGCCCCACGTTCAGCGCGAAGTCGGCGTCGCCGGGTTGAGCGTCGGGGTGGGGCAGCACCAGCTCGACGCCTTGAGCCGAGACCTGGTCGGAAAGTTCCAACCCGCTCCCCCCGCTTGCGGGGGGTTGGGGGGTCTTACGGTTGTGTAACGGTTCAGTAACGGTTAAGTACTTAAAGGGCGAGCTTAAAATGTCACCTGTCAGGTGACACTGGTGTGGGTTGTCAGGTGACATTTTGTCACCTGAGTTTCCATCTTCTGAGGCGGTTTCAGCCCCTAAATCGCCCGTAACTGAGGCAATGGCGGCAATCCGGTCGATTGTGCCCCCATTTTGGGGCTCAGCGCGCCCAAACTCAGGTGACAAAATGTCACCTGTGTTTTCGTCGCCGAAGAGGTCGCCGGTGACCACTTCACCCGCACCATCGGCGGGTTTTTCGAACTTCAGGCGGCCGCCTCTTTGGTACAGTTTGTCACCTGTGTTCAGCGCGCGCATCAGCCGCTGCATGTCCGCCCACATGGGGCTGTGCCGCGCCGTTGAGGTCGGGATGACCCCGAGCTTCTGAATGTCGATGAAGTACACATTCCCGCGGCCGCCCAGGACCTTACGCTCCACGCGCATCCAGCCCTCGGCCTCCAGGCGTCCGCTGTTGCGGATGACGGTGCGCTCGTCCCAGCAGCAGGACTTGGCCAGCAGCTCGATGCCGGGGCAGGCGAACCCGAAGTCGTCGGCGCTGTTGGCGATCGCCAGCAGAAGAGATCTCATTGAACCTTTAGCCGGCCCACGGTCCATCACCGCGCCCATGATCGATACACTCAAGCTCTACTCCGGTCTACGTGCTTTGCTATGTTCATTGGGTCGTCGTCGGCGACGAAATAATTTTCTGCCGTAGGCGCGATGCACGCCGAGCAGGTCAGGAAGCGCAGAACGCGCGCCTGCTCCAGCGTGCAGCGGTTGGCTCCCAGCTCTGCCTGGTAGCTCTCGGTGGACTTGTTGAGCGCGGTTTGCAGGTCATGGTCCATCTCTCCGGCCAGGAACTCCGCAATGGTGTGCAGGCAGTTCATACACGCAGCCGGCTCAGCGTGGCAAAGCCGGAGCCACGTGAGGCGGTCACGGAGCAGCGCGAGTTGGGGAGCGGCGTCGGGCATGGGGTTCACAGGCTGCCCACTGATGAGCTAGATGGTTTATTACACCTTCAGCGTGGTGTGTCAAGCCATTCCCTAGGGTGGGGTAGTCAAGGGTGGGCCTTTCATCGGGTTTCTACGGTTTTTCTGGAACTGCGTCGCTCAGGTAGCTAGCAGTTAGGATGCGGTCTGTACGGTAGGTTTTGAAGGTCGCACCCTCATAAGCCCCGATATATTCGTGGCCATTGTTGCCGGTGCCGCGCCGCACGACATGCACGAGGCCAGTGTATAGATCCCCATCGACGTTGTGATATTCGAGTTGGCACGCCCTCGGCGGCCGGTAGAACTCCGCCCAGGTCACTTTGAGCCGGTTCGGGGAAAGCGGGCGCGCCAGATCGTGAGCCGGGAACGTGCCTGCGTGGATGTATTCGAGCAGTTCGTCTTCGGTGATGACGAGAGAGCCTCCCCCCTCAAATCGAAGCACCTTCGATGAGAGCGGATCGTTCGCGACGATGTAATGGGACGGCACGCGAGGATTGGCTACATACTTCGCGTTGCTCACGCCGTTGATCATTTCGCCGAGCAGCCCACGGTCTGCCTGGGTCAAGCCCGTGATCGCGACACTCATCCGTGGGTCGCTCACTGCGCCGCCCCGCATTTAATGCTGTTGAGAATGAGATCCAGCTTGGAGTCCATATTGATCAGCAGGGGCAATGGATCACGCTTCGACGAGGGGGGCGAGCCCGGCGACAAGGCGCCGGAGGCTGGCGTCTTCGGTTGGACCTCGAAAAAGGAGGCCACCGGAACGCCGAGCGCTTTCGCGATGCGCTCCAGGTTGTCTCTCGTCCATGTGTAATCGCCGCGCTCCAATTTGGAGAGGTTGCTGGGGTCCATTTTGGCAAGGTCGGCCAGCTCTTTTTGTAGATAGCCCCTCGCACGTCTTAGGCTGCGAATGTTGGCTCCAACGATATCCATGCTCAATTTTGACGCATAAATGGTCTAATAAGCCACGGAGTTTTAGGGCTTGACACACCATTATGATGGTGCGATAAACCATGAAGGAGGATGTTCATATGATTACGCCACTGAGAGCTCATCGCGAGAGTTTGAAACTGACCTCGCGGCAAGTGGCCATAGCGCTCGACATAACGCCGAGTCACTATCGCCGCATTGAGATCCGGGAGACCAAGGCTAGTCCGGCCGTCGCAAACAAAATTGCCAAGTACTTCGGCAATGCCGTCACGCGCGACCAGATTCTATTTCCTGAGGACTATCACGTCGCACTCATAAAGCCGGTGGGGAGGGTGCGCCGGCAGGAAGAGCTCGCAGCGTGAGGGCGAATCACAGCGCGTCTGGGTGCCTGGGCACCCAGGCACCCAGGCACCCGGGCGCTCAGGCGCTCAGGCGTTCAGCTCTTGCGGTGGAACAGGCTGCCCACAGCGCGCCCAGCATCAAGCATCGGTCCAGGTCCGGAGATCACCCGACTTTGTGTGGGCAGCGGGGCAGCGACCACGGTTGCGGCATGCTGCTGTGCGCGAAGCATCGCGGCCGCCATCTGGTCGTAATCCACGACGTGGGCTTTGACCTGCGCCTCGGTCTCGGCGCTGCATGCCCAGACGAGGGCAACGACCCAGCCGATCAGCGTCCAGCCCAGCAGCAGGTTGACCAAGCCGATGCCGGCAGAGGAGTGGACCTTACGGTAGGCAGCCACGATGCACGGCAGGAAGTAGAAGCCCAGGATGACTGCCAGCAAAAGCGCGGCGCCGCTCCCGTCGCCACTGCTGGGTGTCGGCGCAGGCGTGGATGTCAGCCCGGTACCAGCAGCCGGCGCGGTCGTCATCGCGTTGCCGATGCACGGCACTTCGATGATGAAGTCCTCGCGCGTGGCCTTTGGCCGTCCCTTATAACTTCCCCGCACCAGAAACCACGGCCCGGAACGCTGCTCATAGACGGCGGTGAAGTTCCTGTAGGTCAGGGTCCGGTTGCGATGGCCAATCATGCCGACATCGGGCACGAGCTGGTCGCTGACGGGAGCGCCGCACTCAGTGATGGTGCGCGCGGCTTCGTCGGGTACGGTCGCAGTTTGAGCAGACGCGGACGTAGCCGCAAGGATGACGACCAGGGCCCAGATATTTCTCATGCGCGCCATCGTACACGTTGCGGCGCCTTCGTCATGTCCGGTGGGATTCACGCGGCCGGGTGCCTGGGCACCCAGGCACCCAGGCGCTCAGGCCGCGACGGCGACGCGCTTGCGAACGTTGCCTCGTTTTGCCGGCGTCACGGTCACAGTCATGTCCATCGCTCCGAGCAATCGAAGCACCGTTCCAAAGCTCGGGTTCCGTTCGCCGGCGAGCGCCGCATAAAGTCCGCTCCGCGTCATCCCGCTATCTTTGGCGAGCTGCGTCATGTTTCTGTTCTGGGCTCGCGCCGCGGTGTTCAGCACGTTCAGGATCAGGGCCTGGTCGCCCTGTGCCTCTTCAATGGAGACGCTGAGAAAACCAGCGATCATCTCCGGGCTGTCGAGCATCTCAGCCACATCGAAGCGGCGAAAGGTCATCTTCTTCTTTTTGGTTGGCATAGGTCACTCCTTGAAATCGAGGGCGATTTCCTTCGCCCGTTCGATGTCTTTCTGTTGGGTCGATTTATCGCCGCCGCACAGCAGAATCACAATCTCCGCTCCGCGCTGCATCAGGTACACGCGATAGCCGGGGCCGTAGGGGATGCGCAGCTCAGAGATGCCGGAACCGACCGGCTTCACATCGCCGAAGTTTCCCGCCGCAACCCGACCAAGACGGGCGGCTATCCGCTTCTTCGCTTCCAGGTCACGCAACTTGCCGGTCCACTTCGTAAACTCGGCGCTTGCGACCAACTCAACCATGTGTCCACTATACGGGACACCTGTGTAGCTGTCAACTATTCTGGACACTTTATTTTCGCGCAGGAGGTCCGCTGATGCCGCTCGATGAAATCGATCTCTACCTCGCCGGGATGTACGACCACCACAAGGCGTTGAGCGTGGCGCGCACTGCCGTCATCGCCAAGATCGTGGCGCCCGAGGATGAGGTCACCATCTACATGCGCGAGATCCAGCACCTGATCGAGCAGCGTATCGCGCGCGGCGAGCTGCCCTACAAGAAGCCGAACGGCCGCGCCGGCGTCGATGACTGGCGCCACGCCACAGGGAGCCCCAACTGATGGCCGCCGCTTCCATGACGCGTCCACGCCCTCGCGAGCCCCGCGCACAGCCGCGACGCCTCCGGCGCGATGGCGTCGCGCCCAACATGCTCGATCAGATCATGGCGTACCAGCGCCCGCTCACCGTGCCCGAACTCGCGGCCATTCTGGGGAAGTCGCGTGCGTCGCTCTACCGCATGGCCGAGCGGGGCGACATCCCGCAGTTCAATCTCCCTGGGTG